CCAATGACACTGCTTCAAGAATATTACGATGTAACATTTCTCTGGCAGATCCTTTTCCTCTACCCTCTTTAGGGGTAAAGATATTCGATATAAAGAGAACCTTAGATTTTGCCTGACCAGATAGTTTCATGAAACATACAGAAATTATCTCTCCGTTATCTTCCAGGATTCTAACTGGCCATTTCTCCCAAGCCTTCATAAAGTCCCACATACCAATAGCTACTTTGGAGAACTTCTTATCCTCTCCAACCATAGTATTATGATACTTTAAATATTGCTCTCTGTCAAATGTTTTATACAACAGAGAGGAATTTTCTTGATTTACCAAGTTTCGTCAATCCCAGTTTATTTGCTGTCTCATCATCAAGGTTTCTATCGGTTCTCTTATGCTTAGTCTTTTCCCAACCCATATACATCTCATGATCGTACTCAAAAGGAGGGAACTTGTAATCGTAGTTATTGAGGATCTCAAGAACATCTGGACCATTATTAAGAGCGGCATCAACCCATTCTGTAGCAAACTTGAAACAATCCTCAATCTCTCTGCGATCTACAGAACTACGGAAACAACGAAATTCAATGG